GCGCCTTACTGTAGTCGTTGAATTATCAGTTACGTTGAAGGGGTCATCAAGATAAGTAATGCTACCCGCCGCGACAACAAGGCTGTATGTTTGTGGCCCTCCGGCAATTCCGATTATATAAATATCCGCTTTTACGCTGACCGTAAACCCGCTTACACCTTCAACTATCAGGTTTTCGTATTCCCACTGAGACCACCATTCGCGACCTGCCTCTTTGTCGGAAACATATTTAATTGTTGCAATCCTGTAATATCCCGAAATGGTCGATGTGCCTCGATATAACTGGAATACTCCCCCTGTATTTACATACAGGGAATAAGTTGTGTTGGGATGAGATTGAACAGTAATCAATGACAACGTTACACCCGCGTAACGATGTTTAAGATTTTTTTTGACTGTTATCCATTCATCTGTCCCCACTTCGCGGTACTCCAATCGTAATCGGCAATTTACTGCACCGTGCCAGCCCTCATTACTAAAAACACAAAGACCAGCCGGAAACATCACATCAACACTTAATTCATCCACAGATTCCGGCGCGGTTCGCGTTATCGCTCCGTCCGCTTTTTTTAGTTCAATATTGATAAAGCTCTGCGTCACCGACTCTGGGAATAGAGTTAAATCCGCGTCATCGCTGCGCCCCTCCACAGTTTCAATTTCCACATCTTCAAATTCACCGTCTAACGTAGTTCCGTCGCTTGACAATAACGTATCGCCAATTTTAATATTTCTAATTTTTAGTGGGCCGTACCCCCAAACAAAAACCATTCTTATATATTCGTCGTTGCCAACAATTTCTGTATATGGTTTTGCGCCTAAAGGCGGATAAAATTTATGGGTTCCCAAAATTACGGGTATTGTGCCAAACGGGATAAGTCTGTTAGATGCTCCTTGTACCGAATAAGACGGGCTATCTTCGGGCGACTCCGAACTTAAACCAGAAACGGAAATTGGGAAAGCCGCGTTAATAAGCATAGTCCCCGCCGTCATTATTCCCGCGCCCCATGCCGCGCCATACAGATTTGCGGCCGCGCCTTTTAAACCCAACTCGCCCGCGCTTAGAGCGCCGACGGGGCCGGTGAAATACCACGTCGCCGCGATAGCTACTACCATCACAACGATACTCAATATTGTCCGTAAGGGATTTTTCCCGCCCTCACTACTTGATCCATGAACAGGAATATAAACCAATACATGATCTTTATGCCCTGGAATAATATTCCAGCGGTCTTTGCTAATCAGCTCGCCGTTAATCTCTACAATAAAATCATCATTGCGATATAGGGTCGGAACGCCGCCCTGCTCATAAATATAATCAACAATATTCCTGATGCTCATTCCCTGCGGAACTGCGCACACACGCGGTGAACGGAAAGGACTAGGCGAAACTATGATTTTTGTATCTTCTAAATTCGGCAACTCGTTGCCTCCATGTGATAGAATTGTAATTCTCAATACACGAGTTTATTCCCGTCATAACGTGAATCATTTTTTTATTTCCAATTATTACTCCGCAATGCCAAACATATTCAGAAAACCTTAAAAGGATAACATCAAACACAATAGGCTTTTCCACCCTCTCCCATTTTTCCCGTTCGTCCTCCATAACCCGTGCTACATTTTTTAAGCAGGAAAAACTTTGGTTTATAAAAACCCCGTTAAATAAATTAAGTTCGATACCTAATTGCTCTTGATAGATAAGAGCAACTAACCCGTAACAATCCGCGCCGCTTCTGTCTCTGCCGTCGCACTTAAACGGTATACCTACATAATTATTCCACCACATCATATAAACATTCCCTTGAAATAAGCAGGAGAAAAAGTTCCCGCCGGAAACGGCTCCTTCTGAAAAATATCCATTCTAACTTTTCCTGAAATTACAAACGCATCGTATGAAACTTCAGTAAGCGAAAATTCCGGCCATGACGCTTCCACCACGTCGAGCGTGTTATCCATAACAAGTTCTACCGTTACAGTCGCGGGTGTAAAAATAGTTCTGATTGTTTCCGTGTAGGCTCTATGAATATTATCCACTTCTAAAACCAGTTCCCCAAAGCCGCTTTCGTCAACGCTCGGCAAACTAATACGAATCGGGAAGTGAATATAAGTTTCCCCTCTGGAGATAGTTCCATAAACCTTTTCTGTTGCTGTAGTGAGTTCCGTCAATTCCTGCGTGGGGTCGGTAGATAGTCTGATTGGTTCAGTTAAATCTTCATGATCTATCGTTACCAGCAGGATTAATACCCTGCCGGTCTCCTGCGCGTATGCCGCCTGCCTAAAGTTTAAACTTACTTCCGTCATGGTAAAATCTCCAAACCTAGCGATACTTTCCAATCATTGCCGAAAGGTGTCCATGATGGAATGTCAGTGAATCGCATTTCAACAGAAATATCTTCGTCAACTATTTCAGGGTCAATCCAATTAAATCTCAATGAACCCCCCAAAATAGTATCTTCAAAAAAAGTCTTAAACTCGTCAAGCTCATCATGAGTAAAAATAATAGTTCCTTTAATCGGCCTGACTCCGCAAGTAGTTCGTCTGCGAATCTTCGCCGGGCCAACTTCCATAGCAGTCTTAACTGTTAAGTTAGGCATTGAACTTCCATAACCGTCAACTGTCATTCTTTGTGGTAATGTACTAGGCCAATCTGCCATATTACCTCCCTACTAGTCTTTCCTTTGCGCTAAAATTAGAACGCAATACTTTATTAGAAGATGAGCCGAATTGTCCCATTTTCTTTGCAACAACTTGGTCAATCATAACGTCAAGCTGTATGCCGCCGTTGACTTCCTGCATATCTGTTGATATTTCCGCACCGGCATTATTTATTATATTAATTGTCGGAGCGATACTCCCGCCCTTGGGAGTAACGGTTTCGCCTCTTTGCAAAATAGCCGGATACTCATCGGGGGCTAACCCCTTATGTAATCTAGGCGCACCGGCAAATAAAGCAGGATTAACAAAAGCTGTTTGTGGCTTATCATAACCGACAACTCCGCCACTATGCCATAAACCGACACCTACGGGAATTGAAGAACCACCCCCGCCAAACAAACTACCTGCGAAAGAACCTAGTAAGCTTAACCATCCGCTTGAACCGCTTGAAATTGCACCCGCTAACGGTTTCATAATTTGCTGATAAAGAATCATCTTGGCTAAATCCTTTATCATTGATTGAATCATATCAGAAAACGAACTCTTGCCAGTCATTGCAAAATCAACTATAGCTTCTGCGCTATCTTTGCCCCAACCCTCTATTGCTTGTTGTAACTCTTCAAATCCATCTTTTGTTTTTTCTGTGGCTTTGCTCATTTCATCAAGTGCCTGTTTAGAAGCTCTGCCGTAAGTGTCTTGGTCAATCGCTCCTGCTTTTAACAACTGATTTAATCGCTCCATAGTTGTAGCGTAATTTTCAAAAGGTGTCCGAGTAGCTTCAAATATTCTCTTTGCTTCGGCTGTTGCATCTGCAAGCTCTTTTGTTGCTGTAGTAGCTTCACCTAATTCTTTTTCGTTCTTCTCTAAACTTCCAGTTGTAACGCTCTGTTCACCTGTTGCGGTTTTAGTTTGAACCTTACCACCCGCCGCGATATTATAACTCTCCATAGCCTTGCGCCAATAAGCGGCACTAGCAGAATCATCTTGCGCGGCTTCTTCTCTCCAGCTTTTTGCCAACCCTTGATATAGTGCTTTCGTGTCTTTACCAAAAGAAGTAACGGCTCTAAGCTCATAATATCTGGCAATAAGTTTATAAACTGCCGCTGACGCCTTTAAGGAATATGAGCTGATTTCCTGAAAGAACCCTGCAAGTCCGGCAAAATTACGAGTAACAAGCGAAAATGCTTTTGGTAAGCCTGTGCCAAGTAGCAAAATAATATCTGTAATCAGTTCGGCAAAGTAAGCCAAAGTCTGCTGTGTTTCCGGCTTGCTTATTTCCTCTGTGAATTTCTTCATGGCATCCGTTGCGGCCATAACCAGTTTAGCGGTTGACGGATTAAACGCTTCACCAAACTTGACTTTAAAGTCTTCAAGGTATCTCGGAAAAGATGTGATTTGTTTTCCTGCCGTTGTCATTGCCGCTTCATAAGTTCCGGCAATTTTAGCACCTTCCAGCATTACCGTATCCGCTCTTGATTGCATTCTCTGTTGAGCGTTTAGTGCGTCTGTGGTAGTGTTTAGGGCTTTAGCAGTTCTTTTATAACCCTCTTCAAAGTCAACCTGAATACCGATATTACGAAGTATTAACGGCATGCCAGCCTGAATACCGTGAATCATTCTATCAAATGCTTCAGATGAGTTTATATTACCGATAACAGCCGCGTCTTGTGCAATTCTCGCAAGCTTAGTAGCATCGTTCAAATCAATTTGAGCCTGAACCATTTTAGTTAAAACAGAACGGCTTTCAATCATTGAAATACCGGATTTTTGTAAAGACTTTTCAACCGCTTCCATTTGGTCAGCGGTATATCCTGCGTTTTTACCGACAACGCTTAAAACTATTCCTAATGTTTCATAGCGAGCCGCAAGCATAGCTGAATCTTTAACATAAGAAGCAAGTTTAAAAGTGGCGTAAGCAGCGACAACCGTTTTGATTGCGCTGGCCATAGCTCCAAAGCTCTTAGTAACACCACTAGACCCTTTCTGAAGGTCAGCGGCTGTTTTTTTGCCTTGATTTCCAAAAGTTTCTAAATCGGCTTTACCTTTTTTTAATTCTCGGCTATCTACTTTAAATCCGAGGCTTGCGAAGTCCATTTTTTTTCCTTTTGTTTTTCTTTGCTAAATGCCTAAACATTTTCTTTAATTGGCTATCAATGTCTTTTCGCTTTTCGGTTACGGGTATAAATGGCGGTGGACAGTTTGCTTCTCTTGACTTATAAACTTGATCTGCATAAGCAACCGATAATGAGTGGATAATTTCCAGCTCATAATAATCAAGATTAATATAGTTATTCCAAGCATTTAAGTCGCTCCAAGTTAAAGG